CAAGACGCACAAGCCATGCATGGTATTGACGTTGAAGCAGAAATCATGGCAGCTTTAGCTCAAGAAATTACAGCTGAAATTGACCAAGAGATTCTTTTGAGCTTGCGCTCATTGGCTCAAACTGAGTTCACATACAACCAAGCTACCGTATCTGGTACAGCTACATTCGTTGGTGACGAGCATGCCGCATTGGCTGTTTTGATCAACCGTGTTGCTAACTTGATCGCCCAACGTACACGTCGTGGCGCTGGTAACTACGCTGTTGTATCTAGTGCCGCATTGACAGTGTTGCAATCTGCAACTACTTCTGCCTTTGCACGTACTACAGAAGGTACATTTGAAGCTCCTACAAACACCAAGTTTGTTGGTACATTGAACGGCGCTATGCGTGTGTTCGTTGACTCTTATGCTAGCGACACTACACCAGTGTTGGTTGGTTACAAGGGTTCTAGTGAAGCTGACGCTCCTGCATTCTACTGCCCATACATTCCATTGATGAGCAGCGGTGTTGTTCTGGATCCGTCAACATTCGAACCAGTCGTGAGCTTCATGACTCGCTATGGTTACATCGAATTGACAAACACCGCGAGCAGTTTTGGTAACGCTGGCGATTATGTCGGCGAAATTGCCGTAAGTAATTTGTCGTTCTCGTGATCGACTTGTTGCTTTGCAACTCATAAAAAAACGCCCTTCGGGGCGTTTTTTGTTGGCTGTAATATTTAGTAATGCTGGCGAGTATCATAAATAACTGTATGATACACTTCATATACAAAACAACTCACGTTAACGGAAAATACTATGTTGGCAGACATAGTACGGAAAATATTAACGATGGCTATATTGGGTCAGGAATGTGGCCAAGATCAATAAAAGATCAAACAACACTTACACGAGAAGTGCTTGAATATGCATCTGATTCGGCTGCACTTAAACTACTTGAGGGCAAATATCTTGCTGAACACTACGGCAAACCAGGTTGTATGAATCTTACATCGGATCCTGTGGGATTTGAATCATCTAATAACCCAATGAAAGATCCGACTATTGCAGAAAAAATTGCTGGTGATAATCATTACATGAGAAAAAATCCGCAAGCAAGAGAAAATAGTAGACAAAAACAAAATAAGTTAGTTAGTGAAGGTAAACACAATCTACAGGGTAATCGCAATCCAAACAAAGATGGCCGAAACGCTAGTACAGCAATGGCCAGCGGCAATCACATCAACTTAACCAATAATCCCAGCAAGTGGCGCAGTGAGGCAGGAATACATCACTGGCAAAATGGTAATAGTCCTAATGCTGGAGGTAAGTTAAACAAAAAGTTGATTGAAGCTGGAACACATAACTTACTTGGTCCTGAACATAATCGCAAGATGATTGCCGAAGGCAAAAATCCTTGGGTTGGTGCAGAGTCAAATCTAAAACGTCTTGCTAATGGAACACACCCAAGTCAGTTGAAAAAAACTTGTGAGCATTGTAATAAACAAGTCAGTGTGGCAATGTATACCCGTTGGCACGGTGCCAACTGTGTCAGCCTCAAAGTTTGAATCTTGACCGGGGACCTAGAACTCTGGTGTCACCTGGTCCAGGTTTTGGTACTGATCGTCCCTGCTGATCAACATAAAAACTCACAATGTCGCCAGTTGCAATACTGTCCCAGAGTCGTGCAGCACCTTGAGTGTGTTCATCTGTCACAAACACCCAAGGCCCGCCACGTAAAAATGTGGTGTATGCCCGTGTGCTGATGCCTTGTCGCTGTGCTTCAGGAGCCAGGGCCATGTGCGGAGTCACTGCTCGTATTCCGGGCTGGAAAACTTTCATGCGATCACCGGTGTCTTCTATGGTAAACAGTCCCACGCATCGTCCAGTTTGCTTGTGGTATAGATAGTAGTCATGATAGTTGTTGTCTTGTTCGTAGCGCACATCAAAGTCGGCCAAAGGAGTTTTGACTGGTTTCAGCTGAGACTTTTTGCGATCACCACGCTGAACTGACGTCATGGGATCATAACTTCTAAGCAGTCTATATTCGTCCACTATTTGTTCAGGTATAACATCTTCAATCAGCATGTGTTATTTAGTGGCCGTAAAAAATCCGCACATCTTGACGGGTCAATTCAAGAGCGGCGCGGATCAGGTAATATAGTTTAACGACCTTGCTTTTATGCAGTGTTCACGGAATAGTTGTGAACACACTGCAATTATAACAGGTTACACCTTGAACCAAGAGAGAAACTGAGCAACTTTCTTTGTGACACTGGCCCAATCATCTCTTGCAGGCTGCCTGAACAGTCGTGCAGTGGCGTACCAAGGACTAGAATCTTGATTCAGCAACCAACGCCAGTCCACAGCAAATTGATTCAGCATGATCCACACAGGTCGGCCCAGGGCACCAGCCAAATGACTCACAGCAGTATCAACTCCAATCACAATGTCCAAGTGCATCATGAGTGCCGCAGTGTCACCAAAATGTTGTATAGCACCGGGAAACATTGTGACTCCAGCATCAGCAAGAGCCACAGCTTCGTCATCAGTGGTGTCTGCTTGCAGGTTGATCCACTTGTACTCAGGATTGGATCTAATCATTTCTAAAATTACAGGAAACGGTATGCCTTTGTGCTGATTGAGCCAGGAGTCTCTGCGACCACTCCAGCTAATGCCCACACGCATTCTGTGTTTGGGGCCTAGTTTTGTTAGCCATTGCTGTTGCAATACAGGATCAGCATTCAAGTAGCTTTGTACATTTGGTAAAGTTTCAAGTGTGATTCCTATGATTCCTGGGATACTCATCATAGGTACCCAGTAATCAAATTCACCCATGTCTGAGTCGTAGCCGCCAACTTGGCTAATAATCTCACTACGGCTTAGCAACGGTATCAATCCATCGGTGACTTGTAGTTTGATCTTGGCTCCCAACACATGCAAGTTAAACACAAATCTCACAAACTGAATACAATCGCCATGTCCTTGTTCGCCAACAACTAGAATAGTTTTTCCAGATAGATCTTGGCCTTGCCAACGAGGCTGGGCATATTTTGGTTCTGTGCCTGCTAGATGTTCGTAATTCCAACGAGCCTCGTAAGCAGGCCATCCTTTTTCATAGTTTCCCATGAGCAAGTGACTCACTGCCAAATTGAATCGAGCAGTCACGTTGTTGGGATCTAGTATATTGGCATGTTCCAAAAATGGTATTGCCCGTGCAGGATATCCACATTCTCTCATGACATTGCCGTAGTTGTTCCAGGCAGCAGACGAATCTGGGTCTTGTACAAAGGCCAATGCATAGCATTGCAGTGCTTTTTCAGGCTCGCGAAGGGCGCGATGTTGATTGCCTTGATCAATTAGTTCGTTGGTGTTCACGGGAATATTTACGCACTAGTGGCCGGTATTCCAGAATTTTCATAAATACAAGTCAACGTAATTCTGCGTTTTATGCGGATACCACCGCGTAGTGGCTAAAACCCACATCGGACTTCTTTAAGGAGAAAACAAATGGGACGTCCTCTTAAAATACAAAAAACTTCTACTGGATCAGGCAACGGTGGCGCCAGCGTTGGTGTTGATCTTGGCTTTCCAAATTTTGCAAGCTTGACCAATCCTGTGGTCAACTCAGCTAACACACTAAACACCGCTCAGTTCTTGGGTGTAGTCGGCGGTGCAGCTCCTACGGATACTCCTAGTGCTACATTTCCTCGTATTGATGTTATTGTTAACATTGCTAATCCGTCAGGCTCAGGTATTGGCGTGGCCACTGGCTACGTTATACGCCAAAAAGGTTCTCACAAATACCTAGTTGGTGACGCTACTGGGGTCAGCGACGGCAGTTTTGTGGTTGGGCAAGCATATCAAGTTGTTACATTGGGAACCACTAGCTGGCAAGCAATTGGCGCTGAAGCTGACATTGCAGTTGGCGGTATTTTCACAGCAACTGGTACTGACAGCGGCGGCAACGGCGTTGCCAACAGCGTTGGAATTTGTGTGCTTGCTGACGATGCTACTCCAGCAGCTGGTCTCATGGCCATCACATTTACCAATACTGACTCTACAGCTACCACAGTCAGCAAGTTAACCAACAAGTTCTTGCTGGATTGGACTGGCGGCAGTGACTATGCTGCTGCAAGTGTTGTTGCTGACAAACGTTACGCAGCCAACTTCTTCACAGACGAAGGCACAGTTATTAAGTCAGGTACAACTGGAGCAGACAATACTGGTACAGTTCAAAGCGGTCAACAGAACCTGCTGGATCTGGCCATTATTGACAACGTTACTAGTTAATTTTAATCTAGAAACAGAGTCCCCTTAGCTAACTACTAGGGGGATTTTTTTATGACTAGAGCATTTGTGTTGGGCAACGGCGTGAGCCGAAATCAAGTTGACTTATCAGTGTTGCGCACACTGGGATCTGTTTACGGCTGTAATGCGCTGTATCGAGACTTTGAACCTGATGTATTGGTCAGCACAGATTCCCCAATAAGCCAACGCATCCAACAAGAAGGTTACAGTGCAACTCATGTGCACTACACTAGAAAACCCTTGCCTGATTCAGGAGCTATTAGAATACCTCAGCAGTATTTTGGTTTTAGCTCAGGCCCAGTTGCAGTAGGACTAGCTGCACTTGATCGGCACAGATCAATATATCTTGTGGGATTTGACATGGGCCCAACAAGAACTGGCAAGTTCAACAACATGTATGCAGACACAGAATTCTACAAAAAAAGCCACCATCCTCCCACATTTTCAGGCAACTGGGTCAGGCAATTGCTGACCATTGCAAAAGATTTTCCCAAATGTGATTTTTTTAGGGTCAAAGGTGACACTACGGCTGAAATAACCGAGTTACACGGTGCAAAAAATCTTGCTCACATGACAATGGTAGAGTTTCAAAACCGAATAAATAACACAAAGGAACTCTAAATGTCTACCTATAAGCGTGTCAGCGGCAACTTAACAATTCAAACTCTCGATGCCAACGATGTTGTAACCATAGATGCTGCCACCGTTGCAATAACAGGAAATTTGACTGTTGCTGGTAATGCTACGCTAGCTGGAAACGTGGTAATTGATGCAATTGTAAACGGAACCACATCCATTGAAATACCTTCAGTAAATGGAAATGCAACTGTGTCAATTGGCGGTGTCAGTAATGTTGTTGTGTTTACTAGTACCAGCACAGTTATTACTGGGAATACTTCAGTCTCGGGCAACATAACTAGTGGCAATACTTCGGTAACTGGTAATGTCACAGGTGGAAACATAAACAGTTTTGGCAATGTATTTGTTACACAAAATGCTGCAAACAGTACTCCCACAGTAAGGCTTATCAGCAGCAATGTAGCTGAAGCTGCTGGTACTGTATTGGGCAGTTACGAATGGTACAGTAGCGATTCTTCCGCGCCAGGTGCAAGAACAGTAGCAGCAATTAGAGCCAACATAACTGATACAGCAGGCAATGCTAGAGTAGATATATTAACAGGAACATCTGCAACATTAACACCTCGAATCACAGTGTTACCTGCTGGTAACGTTGGGGTGTCTAATACCGCGCCCTTGCATACATTTGCAGTTACTGGAACAGGATATTACAGCAGTACGTTGACCGTGGATGGAAACACAACTGTTAGTAACTTGAACACTGGTGGTCTGGTCACAGCAACTGGCAACGTGGTCACTGGAGCAAATATTGTTGCCAGCGGATATGCAACTGTAACTGGTAATGTAACTGGTGGAAACGTTATAAGTCTTGGCGCGATATCAGCAGGTGCAGGCGGAGTCAGTGCAACTGGCAACGTTACTGGTGGAAATATACGCACCAATGGTGTTATCAGTGCTACTGGAAACTTAACCACAACTGATATCACAGCAACATCGCTAAGTGCAACAGGAAACGTTCGAGCTGGAAATATTTTTAGTCTGGGCATATTTAATGCAGTTGGAAACATAACCGGAGCCAATATCAATGCCAACAGCGATGTGGTGGCTGGCAATTTGAGAACAGTGGGCTTGGTAAGTGCTACTGGGACCATCAATTCGGGCAATATTATATCTGCAGCAGGAAATGTTGTAACTGGCTCCAACTTGGTTGCTGCTGGTAACATTGTGGCTAACTCTGGCGGATTCTTTATTGGCGACGGTGGGTTTCTTTCCAACGTTACCGCGGCATCAAACGTTGCTGTAACTCAGATAGCAAACGGGACTACTAATTTTTCTGTTGCTGGAACCAATGGTAACATTACCGCGGCAATTAACGGTGTTTCTAACGTAGTTGTTATTAATTCTACAGCTCTTGTGGCCAACACTACCCTTAGTGCTACTGGCAATGTAATTGGCGGAAACATTACTACAGTGGGCCAGGTCAGTGCTGCAGGCAACATCACAGGCGGCAACGTATCAGCTACTACTGGAACATTTACCACTGTAATTGGCGCAGCGAATGCTAGCAATTTGACAACTGGTACAGTCAGCAGCGACAGACTAGCAGGCAGCTATACTATCAATATTTCTGGAACGTCTACCTCTGCACAAACAGTTACGTCAAATGCGCAGCCCAATATTACCAGTGTTGGCACCTTGAGTGCGCTAACAGTAACGGCCAACGTTGCTGGTGGCAATATTACCACAGCAGGCCAAGTCAGTGCCACGGGTAATATCACTGGTGGTAACTTGATAGTATCTGGCGGCATTTTTGACGCAACTCAGCTGGACATTCAAACAAGTGCAGCCAATGCCAACATCGTATTAACGCCTAACGGAACGGGTAACGTCAATATTGGTAGAATGAGTGCTAGTGGTAATATTACTGCTGTGGCATTTTATGGCAATGGCGCTTCACTAAGTTCAATTACTGGCGCCAATGTCACAGGTACTGTGGCCAATGCCACATACGCAGTATCAGCTGGGTCAGCTACATCAGCTACCACAGCTGGCACAGTTACTACAAATGCACAACCCAATATTACTTCAGTTGGTACATTGTCCAGCGTAACAGTAACAGCCAACGTTGCTGGTGGTAACATTACCACAGCTGGTCAAGTCAGTGCCGCAGGCGCTATTACTGGCACCAATATAACTGGCTCCAGTCTGACAGTCACAACAGGTAATATCACAGCAGGTAACTTGTTGATTTCAGGCGCCATCATTGATAGTGCGCAATTGGATATTCAAACAAGTGCAGCCAATGCCAACATTGTATTGACTCCAAATGGCACAGGTAACGTCAATATTGGTCGCATGAGTGCCAGTGGCAATATTACTGGCAGTTATTTCTTTGGTAATGGAAGTCAGCTCAGCGGTATTGATGCCACAAGTATTCAAAATGGAACTTCAAATG